TTCTGAATTTGTAGGAATTGCAACTTTTAGAGATTCTCTACTTGTAGAAAAAGATTTTAGCGTTGCGGGTGTATCAACATTTGTTGGTGACGTAACGTTTGGTGGTGGAACGATTGGATTAGGTGATGCAGATACAGATAATGTTGTATTTTCTGCGAATGTAAATTCTAGTATTTTACCCAATACAGATAACACCTTTGATTTAGGATCCATCGTTAAGAGATGGAGAGATATATATTTAAACGTTGGTGTTGGCAAAACCTATGGAATTGCATACTTTGGTGCTAATGCTCAACTAGTTTCAACAACAACTCCTTCAGCATTAGGAATAACAACATCATCTCTAATATTAACGGTAGATGATACTGGAGTTCCTGGTTGGAGTGATGGTATTGACGGAGGATTCTTCTAATGGCAAAACCGACTACGAGAGGAGAATTAATTGATTATTGTTTAAGACAACTTGGAGCACCAATTCTTGAAATCAACGTTGCAGAGGAGCAGACAGATGATCTTCTAGATGATGCCTTGCAATATTTCCAAGAACGTCATTTTGATGGTGTTGAAAAAATGTATCTGAAATATCAGATTACACAAAGTGATATAGACAGAGCAAGATCAAATACAGAAACAAATCGCACTGTAGGAATTACGACTTATACATTTCAGGAAGGTAATAACTACATAGAAATACCAGACAGTGTTATTGGTATTGAAAAAATTTTTAAGTTTGATTCTAATACTATATCTGGAAATATGTTTAGTATTAAGTATCAACTATTTTTGAATGATATGTATCAGTTCAATTCTGTTGATCTCTTAAATTATGTAATGACAAAATCATATCTAGAAGATATTGATCATATACTAACTCCAGATGTTCAAATAAGATTTAACAAAAGACAGAATAGACTGTATCTAGATATAGATTGGGAAACTCAAACTCCAGATACATACATTGTTATCGAATGTTTTAGAATTTTAGATCCTTCCAATAATGCTGCTGTTTATAATGATAGTTTCTTAAAGAAGTATTTGACTGCACTAATAAAAAAACAGTGGGGTCAAAATCTAATTAAGTTTAAAGGAGTTAGACTTCCAGGTGGTATAGAATTTAATGGCAGAGAAATATACGAAGATGGGCAAAGAGATTTGGATGAAATAATCCAAAAGATGTCTACCGATTACGAATTACCACCTTTCGATATGATAGGATAAAATATTATGGCAACTAATCCGCTATTTCTTCACGGAACTTCTGACGAACAAAATCTAATTCAAGATTTAGTTAATGAGCAGATAAGAATGTTTGGGAGTGATGTTTTTTATCTCCCCAGAAAAATAATTAATAAAGATACAATTTTAGGTGAGGTAGAATCTTCTAGTTTTGATAATAGATTTATCATTGAAATGTTTATCGCCAGTGATGAAGGATATGGTGGTGCTGGTGATGTAATGACAAAATTTGGTTTAAACATAAAAGATGATATAACCTTCGTTGTTTCTAGAGAAAGATTTGAATTATTCATATCACCAATGTTACTAAGTGTTTATGGATCAAATGCCTCTTTGAGACCAAGGGAAGGCGATTTGATATATCTTCCCTTGGTAAGAAGATTATTTGAAATTAAATTTGTCGAACATGAAAAACCTTTTTATCAATTGAAAAAGAATTATGTATATGAGTTGCAATGTGAACTCTATGAATATCAAGATGAAGAAATTGATACCAGTGATCAGAATATTGATGACATAGTTAAGGATGTGCCATATGTTGAAATGATATTGATGAACACAGATGCTGTTGGAGCAACTGGACAAGCAGAGGCAGTCTTTATTGAAAATAATCCTGGATTTGTTAGACAAATTGTTTTAAACAATGATGGAAATGGATATAATACAACTCCAATCGTTAGTATTGAACCATCTCCAGTTGGTTTAGCAACTGCTAACGCTACTGCTGTCGCTGTAACAAGAAAAGTTGGAGATGCAAAATCAATAGAAGAAATTTTAATAACAAATACCGGTTATGGATATACGACAGTTCCAACTGTCACAATATCTGGAGGTGGAGGAGTTGGTGCGGCAGCAACAGCTTTGGTACAACAATCTGATAATTGGATTAAACAAATTTCAATTACAAACATTGGGTCTGGATATAGAAATCAACCAGCAGCACCATATATAACAGATCCAGATGTACCTGGGAATACTAAACCATCTTTAGTTGCAATTACAACTGCAACTGGTGGAGGATCTATATTTGAAATTAGAATGCGTGATGCTGGTAGTGGTGGATATACAAACCAACCAGTAATGACAATTAATGAACCATTTAGTTTGGTTGGTCTTGGAACTGCTGAATATAAACTTTCAGAAGTTGTAACGGGAGAAGTTTCTGGAGCAAATGCATTCGTTGCTTCCTGGGATATAAATAATATGCAACTAAGAGTATATTCTTCTACAGGAGATTTTTTACAAGGAGAAAATATTGTAGGTTCTGAAACTGGTGCCAAGTACAATATAAATCTTATTGCAAAACATGCTGCATCAGAACCATATTCTAAAAATGATGAGATTGAACAGGCAGCAGACCTACTCATCGATTTTTCTGAAGATAATCCATTCGGTACGTATTAATGTTAGGATCCTATTTTTATCATCAAATATTAAGAAAAACTATAATTGCATTTGGAACTATTTTTAATGATATTGAAGTATGTCATACCGATAGCTCAGGAAATGTTACTAGTAAAAACAGAGTTGCATTATCTTATGGTCCTGCACAAAAATTCTTAGCGAGAATAGAACAACAAAAAAATCTAGCAAAACCAGTTCAGATTACATTACCAAGAATGTCATTTGAACAGACTGGAATTTCTTATGATGCAACAAGAAAGTCTTCAGTAACTCAAACATTCAAAGCATCAGATGGAAAAAAGGTTTTCATGCCTGTTCCTTACAATGTCGATTTTGAGTTAAATATTTTTACTAAACTGAATGATGATGCTCTTCAAATAGTAGAACAAATATTGCCATATTTTCAACCATCTTTTTCAATAACTTTAGATCTAGTTGAATCTATTGGAGAAAAGAGAGACATACCAATTATTTTAAACAATATTTCTTTCCAGGATGATTATGAAGGAGATTTTTCAACTAGAAGAGCACTAATATATACTTTAAACTTTACTGCAAAGACATATCTATTTGGTCCTATTGCAAGTTCTGTTGATGGTCTTATTCGTAAGGTTAATGTTGATATGTATGGAAATACTAGTATTAAGACAGCAACAAGAGAGGTAAGATACACAGTACAACCAGAACCTAAGAAAGATTACAATAACGATGGTGAGATTACTGTTGAAGATAGACCATTTATTCAACCTGGAGATGATTTTGGATTTAGTGAAGAAACTACTTTCTTCCAGGATGGAAGAAACTTTAGTCCAACACAACAATCTGATATTTGAACATGAAAGATAATTATGATTCTATTGACCAAGCACTCGATATCGAGAGTAGTATTGTCGAGTCAACTCCTATTAAACCCACTCCGCCAAAGCAAGAGAAGGATGATGTAAAAAAAGATTATGAGTATACCCGTGCTAATTTATATTCACTTATAGAAAAAGGTCAGGAAGCAATCAACGGCATCATGGAACTTGCAGGTGAAAGTGCAAGTCCTAGAGCATATGAAGTTGCTGGACAGTTAATAAAAAGTGTTGCTGATACAACAGATAAACTTGCTGATCTTCAAAAGAAGGTCAAAGATTTGGATGAAGATAGTAAGAAGAGTCCGACCAATGTTACAAATAATGCTATGTTTGTTGGATCAACAGCAGATCTCCAGAAGATGTTGAAGCAAGGTTTTCTAAATAATAACGATAAGAAATAAATTATAATATGGAAGAAGGAAACCTACACAAGTGGTTTAGTAAATCTAAATCTAAAGATGGTAAATCTGGATGGGTTAACGTCGTAACTGGCGGCACCTGTGCTAGCGATAAACCTGGTGAAGGAACTCCTAAGTGTGTATCATCTGCAAAAAGGGCAAGCATGTCCAAAGCAGAAAGATTATCTGCACAAAGAAGAAAGAAAAAAGCAGATCCTGGGCAGCAACAAAAATCAGGTGCTGCTAAACCAACATATGTATCAACCGACAAACCTAAGAAAAAAATGAAAGAAGAAACCATTATTGAAGCAGACAAGAAAGGTAAGGGTAGCGGTACAAAAGATGCTTGTTACAAGAAAGTAAAAGCAAGTGCTAAAGTATGGCCAAGTGCATATGCATCGGGTAGATTAGTTCAATGTCGTAAGAAAGGTGCGGCAAACTATGGAAAATCTAAAACAGAATCTTATGATTATTCTAATTGGAGAGATGAGTTCAAAGCATTGGAGATTGAAACTGTAAACTTAATTGAACCAGATCCCTTAGTTATAAATGGAGTTGCAAGAGTATTTGAGTCGAATAAAGCAAAAACATTTAGACAATTTGTGGAGGGGTGCGAACTAAAATACTGCCCAAAGTGCAAAAAGATTGAAACCAGATCTGATTGTGCTTATGGTGGGTCTTATTGGGATAATAATGCTAAAGAAGTAAGTACTGGTGAAGATGGTTCTATGGAGGTTGCCGAAGACTGGCAAAAAAAGTCTGGCAAAAACCCTGAAGGAGGATTAAATGAAAAAGGCAGAAAGTCGTATGAGCGTCAAAACCCAGGAAGCGATCTTAAGGCACCTTCAAAAAAAGTTGGGAACCCTCGTAGAAAAAGTTTTTGTGCGAGAATGAAAGGAATGAAGAAAAAGTTGACATCTAAAAAGACTGCATCTGATCCAGATTCTAGAATTAATAAATCATTAAGAGCTTGGAATTGTTGATTTGATTTATGAGTGAAGTATATCTTGGTAATCCTAATCTAAAAAAAGCAAATACTGCGATTGAATTTACGCAGGAACAAATTATTGAGTTTCTAAAATGTAAAGAAGATCCAGTATATTTTGCTAATAATTATATAAAAATTGTTTCTCTTGATGAAGGATTAACCCAGTTTCATCCTTATCACTTTCAAGAAAAGTTAATCAATAATTTTCATAATAAAAGATTTAATATATGTAAGATGCCACGACAGACTGGTAAATCTACTACAGTCGTATCTTATCTTTTGCATTATGCTGTCTTCAATGACAGTGTAAACATTGGCATCCTGGCAAACAAAGCAGCAACCGCAAGAGAACTTCTTGGAAGATTACAAACTGCGTATGAGAACTTACCAAAATGGATGCAACAGGGTATTATATCATGGAACAAAGGATCTCTGGAGTTAGAAAATGGCAGTAAGATATTGGCAGCTTCTACGTCTGCGAGTGCTGTCCGAGGTATGTCGTTTAACATCCTCTTTCTCGACGAATTCGCGTTCGTCCCAAATCACGTTGCTGACTCGTTCTTTGCATCTGTTTATCCTACTATTACTTCTGGTAAAAGCACCAAAGTAATTATTGTATCTACCCCACATGGTATGAATCATTTCTACCGCATGTGGCATGATGCAGAAAAAGGAAAGAATGAGTATATACCAACTGATGTTCATTGGTCAGAAGTTCCTGGTAGAGATTCAAAGTGGAAAGAGACAACAATTGCAAACACTTCTGAAGCTCAATTTAAGGTCGAATTTGAATGTGAGTTTTTAGGATCTGTCAACACATTAATAAATCCCGCAAAACTTAGAACTTTAGTATATGATGATCCAGTAAAACGAAATGCAGGATTAGACATTTATGAAAATCCAATAGAAGAGCACAACTACATGATATCAGTAGATGTTTCGCGTGGATTGGGAAATGATTACTCAGCATTCATTGTATTTGATATAACAGAGTTTCCCTATAGAGTAGTAGCAAAATATAGAAATAATGAAATCAAACCTATGTTATTTCCAAATATCATATATGATGTTGCAAAGGCATATAATAATTCATGGATGTTGATTGAGATTAATGATATTGGTGATCAAGTAGCAAGTATTCTTCATTTTGATTTGGAGTATGAAAACATTCTTATGTGCTCTATGAGAGGACGTAATGGTCAAGTTGTTGGTTCTGGATTTAGTGGCAAAAAATCTCAACTTGGATTGAGAATGACTGCTGGAGTTAAAAAGTTGGGATGTTCTAATCTTAAAACTCTTCTTGAAGATGATAAACTTATAACTAATGATTATGAAATCATATCTGAACTAACCACATTTGCTCAAAAAGGAAATTCTTTTGAAGCAGAAGATGGATGTAATGATGATTTGGCAATGTGTTTAGTTATTTTCTCTTGGTTAGTTGCACAAGATTATTTCAAAGAAATGACTGATAATGATGTACGTAAAAGGTTATATGAAGAAAAGAAAAATGAAATTGAACAGGATATGGCACCGTTTGGATTTATCTCCGACGGATTTACTGATGAAGTTATTGTAGACGATGCTGGTGATCGTTGGCATACTGACGAGTATGGTGACAGGTCATATATGTGGGAATATTACTAATGGACTTTGAAGAGGGATTTGAATTAGAACATTTATTGTTCACACAGAGAAAATGTACTACATGCAAACAAGTAAAAAGTTTGATGGAAGATTTTTATTTAACTAGAAAGACAAGAGGAAAATTGCCATCAGCATATTCTTATGAATGTAAGGAATGTACGATAAAAAGAGTCAGAGAGAAAAGAAAGGTTAAGCAGAAAGAGTGGGAATATCCTGATTGGTAACTGTTCGTGCATTGTTTCCCCTCTGAAAACATCCATAGTTCTAAATATTAGTAGATTAATTTGGATTTCGGAGAGAAAAAGATGCCATTAAACCTAGCATCTCCTGGTGTTCTTGTTAGAGAGGTTGATTTAACTAACGGCAGAATTGACCCAACATCTGATAGTGTTGGAGTTATTGCTAGCCCATTTGAGAAGGGTGCAGTTAACGAACCAGTTTTGGTTGGTAACGAAGAGGAACTTCGCCAAGCATTTGGTGGACCTGCTGCAACTGATAAGCATTATGAAAATTGGATGGTAGCATCCTCATACCTCGCTTACGGTGGACCCCTTCAAGTTGTAAGGGCAGGAGGATCAAATTTAAAGAACGCATTTGTTGGTGCTGCATCTGACATCAAAATAGATAGCGTTACAGATTATAATCTTAAAGGTTATGACGAAAATACAATCACCGGTGTAACAATTGCCGCAAGAAATCCTGGATCTTGGGGTAATGGACTGAAAGTTGCAGTTATCGATGGTTTTGCAGATCAAGAGATTGGAATTGCTGGAACTGTTTTATCAGGTGCAAGTGTTGGTGCAGGAGTTACTCAAGCAATCCCTGCAGGAACGGTCGTTGCTGGAGCAGGAACAACCTCTTTACTGGAAGGTTACCTAAAAGGAATCGTTACTGGTATTGATGGTGGAGAACTGCAAGTTAAAGTTCTATCACACTATGATGCTGCTGGAACAAGAACTCAAGTTGACTATACAGCATCTGGTGTATATAAATTCAACACATCTGAAGATCTCTATGTAAATGGTGTAGGTGCTACTACAGTATCAACTGCTGCAGATTGGTTTGACCAACAAGAATTTACTTTAACTTCTTCGACTGGAATTAAGAAAAAGTGGTCTTCTATTGCACCAAGACCAGGAACCTCTTCATATACAGCGGCGAGAGGAGGAAGATTTGACGAACTTCATATAGTTGTTGTTGATGCTGAAGGAAAAGTTACTGGAAATGAAGGAACAATTCTAGAAAAGCATGTAGCACTTTCTAAAGCAAGTGATGCTGTTTATTCAGTAGGTTCTTCTTCATATTGGAGAGCATATCTCGCAAGTGCTTCAACTAGTATTTTTGGTGGTGGAGCTCCAGCAGGTATTGCAACATCTGGATTCACTAGTGGTTGGACAGCAGCAACTGACATTGGTTGGGATCAACCAGCGGAAGGAATTCTGTTTGGATTGTCTGGAAATGCCAATTACTCTCTAACTGGTGGAACAAACTATGATGGAACATCAGACAGTTCTGCTGCTGGAGCATTCAAATCTTCTATTTCTGATTTAGCATCTTCATACGATCTCTTCAAGAATAAAGAAAAGTATGCCGTTGATTTTCTTCTTATGGGATCTGGAAACTATCTCAAGGAAGAAGTACAAGCACTAGCATCTAAATTGATTGAGGTTGCTGAGTTTAGACAAGATGCTCTAGCATTCATCTCCCCTTATAGAGGAGCATTTATAAATGACACAGTTTCTGGTACTTCGGTTGTATTAAATACTGATGCTGTTTCTACCGCCAATGTACTAGATTTTTATTCTTCCATTCCATCAAGTTCTTTTGCAGTTCTTGATAGTGGATATAAGTACATGTATGATAGATTCAATAGAGTCTTCAGATATGTTCCATTGAATGGAGATATTGCAGGAACATGTGCAAGGAATGATGCTAACAATTTCCCATGGGTTTCTCCAGCAGGAACCTCTAGAGGATCTATTCTTAATGCAGTTAAACTGGCATACAATCCAGATAAAGATCAAAGAGATTCTTTATATTCTGCAAGAATCAATCCAGTTATAGTTTCTCCTGGCGGTGGTATTATTCTATTCGGCGATAAAACTGCGCTCAGCAGAGCATCTGCTTTTGATAGAATTAATGTTCGCAGATTGTTTATCTTCTTAGAGAAAGCAGTTGAATCTGCAGCAAAAGATCAACTATTTGAGTATAATGATGACATTACAAGATCCAACTTTGTAAATGTTGTAGAACCATTCTTGCGTGATGTTCAAGGCAAGAGAGGTATTACAGACTTTAGAGTTATTTGTGATGAAACAAATAATACTGCTTCTATTATTGATGCAAACGAGTTTATTGCTGATATCTTTGTGAAACCAGCAAGGTCGATTAACTTCGTTGGACTAACATTTGTTGCCACCAGATCTGGTGTTGCTTTCACTGAAGTAGTGGGCGTTTGATCTACATTTATAATAAAAATATTCTAAAGGAGTAAAAGAACAATGGCAGCAAAGTATTTAAAAACGATTGATCAATTTAAGGCTAAGTTAGTTGGTGGCGGTTCTCGCCCCAATCTATTCAATGTCAATTTACAATTTCCCCAAGGCGCTAAGTTAGGAACAGGTAATAATGATGCTGATGCATTTCTAGTAAAAGCAGCAGCTTTACCTGCATCTAATATCGGTCCAATTGATGTACCATTTAGAGGTAGAATCCTTAAAGTTGCTGGAGATAGAACCTTTGACACTTGGACAGTTACTATCTTGAATGATAATGATTTTGTCCTCAGAGGTGCTTTTGAAAGATGGATGAATATTATCCAGAAACATGATAATGGAACTGGAAAAGTAAATCCTGCTGATTATCAAAAAGCAGCATATGTCTGGCAATTAGATCGTATGGGTAATGCTTTAAGAGAATACAAATTCCATGGTGTATTCCCAACTAATATTTCCCAGATGGATCTATCATACGATAGCACTGATACAATTAGTGAATTCACTGTCGAATTGCAAGTTCAGTGGTGGGAAGCTAAGGATAATTCTACAACATCCCAGGGTGGTGTAGTCAAATAAGCTCATAAATAGATAAAAACAGGGCTAATTTATAAAATGGCGAAACTCTTTGGTTTTTCGATTGACGATCAAGATAATAAAAGTAAATCCATAGTCTCCCCCGTCCCAAAAACAAATGAGGATGGGGTTGATTATTATCTACAATCTGGTTTTTATGGGCAGTACGTAGATATTGAAGGAGTTTACAGAACTGAAAGTGATCTAATAAAAAGATATAGAGAAATGGCATTACACCCAGAGTGTGATAATGCCATTGAAGATGTTGTCAATGAAGCAATTGTGAGTGATCTATATGATTCTCCAATTGAAATTGAATTATCGAATGTAAATGCAAGTGATAAAGTAAAGACTGCAATTAGAAAAGAATTTAGATATATTAAAGATATAATGGATTTCGATAAGAAATGCCATGAAATCTTTAGAAATTGGTATGTGGATGGTAGGATCTATTACATGAAGGTAATTGATCTTAAAGCACCAGAAGAAGGAATTAAAGAAATTAGATATATTGATCCTATGAAGATCAAGTATATCAGGCAGGAAAGAAAGAAAGATAGAAATGCATTAGTTCCACAAGAAAGTACAAAAAATCCTTTCAGTGCTTTTCCAGAAATTGATGAGTATTACATGTATACTCCATCACCAAAAACACCCATGGGTGGAAAGAAAGATAGTATAAAAATTGCTAAAGATACAATTGCATATTGTACTTCTGGTTTAGTTGATAGAAATAAAGGAACAGTTCTTTCATATCTTCACAAAGCAATCAAAGGTCTTAATCAATTAAGAATGATTGAAGACTCCTTAGTCATTTACAGATTATCAAGAGCACCTGAGCGTAGAATATTTTATATTGACGTTGGTAATTTACCAAAGGTAAAAGCAGAGCAGTATCTCCGCGATGTTATGATGAGATATCGTAACAAGATGGTGTATGATGCAAACACTGGTGAGATTAGAGATGATCGTAAGCATATGAGTATGCTTGAAGATTTCTGGTTGCCACGTAGAGAAGGTGGTCGTGGTACTGAAATTACCACACTTCCTGGTGGACAGAATCTTGGTGAACTATCTGATATCGAATATTTTCAAAAGAAATTATACAGAGCACTGGGTGTTCCCGAATCACGTATTGCCAATGATGGTGGTTTTAATTTGGGAAGGTCTTCAGAGATTCTTCGTGATGAATTAAAATTC